CTCGAATTTTGCCATAATAACGCCCCAAACAGTCGTCTCCTTCAACAACGCAATCATAATTGGTACAATTGGATTTCTTCATTACAAATAAAAATAACATTAAATTACTAAATCCATTACCTAATGATGTATTCATTTCACCGGACATTCTAGTTCCAGCAACTTCAGCGTTGAAATTTTTGAAGTGACATCTATTTTTACCACATAAAATTTTTGTTAGATTATGAATCACATATTTAAAATTTGGTATATTCTTAAGCATATAACTATACAAACGAAATTCAATTTGCTTCATAATATATGGTGTAAAATGTGATTCAAAAGATGTGTAGTCAGTGGAAATATATTGTGCTCCATTCTTATATAATTTGGTCACAACATAATTCAACCTATCTACACCCGAGACTTTCTTAATGAAATTAGATACTTTAAAAACCTCACACTCAATGGCGTGAAAGTAAGGACCAGAAAAACATTTAAAAACATCATTCCTACTATTAATAACACGAGGATACTTATAACAAGGATAAGTTTCATTTTTGATGAATGATTGTATTTTAGTATTTTTCTTAGTAAATAAAGAGTTGTTTTCCATTGCATTACGATATACATTAAGTAAAACACGCTTACGAGCTGCGGTATAATTGGTAGTACGAAGCCAATGCTCCGGGTCAAAATTGGTATCCCTATTAAGCGGTTGCAAATTGTTGTTGAGCCATTCATCAATGAATTTCCCAAATTCAACATACAATTTTTTATTTGGTTTCGGAGGTTGTATAGCAACACGCTTCCTAAAACCAGATAACACACTAATAGTATCCTTTTCACAAGGTACCGGATAAGACGCCCCAACAAGACGACTAGGTAACGAAACATACCTAGGAGACCTTGAAATAACATGATTATTATGGAAGAGCTTATATTTAAAAGATTGTTTTGATTCTCCAATTTCAGGGAGCGATACTTCATCAACTCTAAATCCATATTTACAGTAGACACCTGTTGGGGCAAAGGAAAATCCAAATCTTTCTTATCGAAACGAATGGATTTTACGTACATAAATGCAGCGATTATACTATTATTAATAATATCATCTTTTAAATTAAATCTACTTAAATTAATTCCAATGATATTCTTAGCGCTGTAATTTAATTTTGCCCAAACAGTGTCCAAATTTAAATCAAATGTTATATTTTGAGTCATTAATAATTGACTAATAAATTCAAGGCTTACTTTATATTTTCGTCTTTCTTTAATGGGTGCTTCTCCAAATTTTTTATTAAACCACTCACCCCATGATCCCTCATCACATTTTTTATAAGTTTTCATTGACACAATCATTGTGCAAAGTACAGGGTCTTGGTGTGATATTTTTAAAGACAAAGATTGATCATGTCTAAGATCATCATTATTTAATAATTGTTCAATGATTTTAGTGAATTTAAATTTTGTTTCTTTAATATTATTTCCAACTAAACATTCATCATCAACAATTTCTTCATACCAATAATAATGATCAATAATTTTTGAATAATCGACGTCATCTTTCACTTCTTCTTCAACTTTGTTGATCTCCTCAATAACATCTTGTTCAGCTTGTTGTTTAATATATATATTTGTGAATTGATCATCGATTTTCTTATTTTTGATATGATCTTTAGTTTTCTTTTTTAAAATACGCTCGTCAGCGTGTTTTTTAGTTTCTCTAACACTACTGTCTTCCGACTTATCCAATTTTTTAATTCTTATTAAGTCAGGTACTAATTTGTTGCCCTTTAAAGCTTCGGCATAGCTTTTACGCCCGGGATTCCTATCCCGGCCCGGCGATTCTTTCG